TGGGAAAACATACTAGTCTGTGAATGGTTTAAGCCTTACCACGATGAATGGTCGCGTGTTACAGATGTTAAGCGTAAGCAAGAAGCCTTTGAAGTTATCATAGATGAAGTAAAGAGTAGGGGTAAAAACTCCTTCCAAGCAGCTAAGTACTTAGTAGAGGAACAGTGGAAGGGGAAGTCTTCTTCTGTGTCTGGTAGTGACAAGAGGGCTGTGCGTAGTGCTGCAAGGAACACAGCCACTGAAGCATTTGAAACATCTGGACTCAAGCAAGACTTGGAACGTCTAAAGGAACAAGGACACCTTAACTAATGGCCAAGGCTCCTACACTGACTTCGGTTAACTCAGGTTACTTCAGTACGTCTGCCCTTAACAATAACTTTACGGCAATATCTGAAGCCTTTGAGAACACCCTGTCTATTGATGGCAGTACTCCTAATTCTATGGAGGCTGACCTAGACCTAGACAACAACAACCTTCTTAACGCAGGTCAGATCAACACATCTTCGTTGTACGTTGCAGGTACCAAGGTTGTGTCGTCTTCAGCAGTTCCCTCTTGGGAAGGTGCTTGGGTAACAACTACCTCTTACGTGGTTAACGATATTGTATCTGAGTCAGGTAACACTTACATCTGTGTTGTAGCACACACGTCAGGTACGTTTGCCACAGACCTCTCAGCGTCCAAGTGGGAGTTGTTCGCTAGTAAGGGTTCCTCTGGTGGAGGTACAGGCGACCTAGTAGCCGCTAACAATCTTTCAGACGTCGCAGACGCGGACACAGCTCTAGCTAATCTAGGCGGTCTTACTACAGGCATTGCTGTCTTTAAAGACTCCTCGGCGGCAGATGTCCGTGCTACCATCTCTGCCCAGACACAGGATGACATCCTAGATGACTTGGCAGGTCTTACACAAGCGGCTAACAAGGTACCCTACTTTAACACGTCTACTACGGCTGCCTTACTAGACTTCCTAGATGAGGACAACTTTGTTAGTGACAGTGCTACTGCCCTTGCGTCTCAACAATCTATCAAGGCATACGTAGACACACAGTTAGTTGGTGGCCTTACCTTCCTAGTTTCTACTGATCTGTATAATGATAGTACAGCAGACTTCACAGCATTCTCTAGCAGTAGCTACGACTCTTATATGTTCCAGTTGAATAATGTAGTACCTTCATCAGACGGTGTCACTCTCCGTATCAGGGCATCAACAAATAACGGATCATCCTTCTTATCGACCTCTATTTACGATTACGCTATCGACGGGTCTGAAAGGGATTTCTCAAGTAACGATAGTACTAATGTAGCTACAGGAGCAGACGGTAGTTCATCTTGGGCCATTACACCTACAGGGGTAGGGTCATCTAGTAATGAGTACGGTGTTTCTGGACAAATTTACGTTAACGGTCCACACCTTTCCAAGTACACAACTATGACAGGTAACACTGGTTACCACGATAGTGCTGACAGGATTGTGATCTCGCACGTCTACGGAGAGTCTAGGACCACTACAGCAGTAGACGCTTTGAGGTTTTACTACAGTACTGGAAACCTTGAGTCAGGAACTATAACAATGTATGGGTTAAAAAATGCGTAAGAAGGTTAACGGTCGTGTCGTTGTATCCTCAGAGGCAGAGGATAAAGACTGGGAGCGTCAGCTAAAGGAAGACGCTAAGTCTTTTAAGAAAGAACAGGAGGCTAAAGATTTAACTAAGGCAACGGCTTTGGATGATCTTGATGTTCTTCTGAACAAACTGTCTATGGAACGAGATCAGTTTTACTCGGCAATTAAAGCTCTTGGCTGAACTAGAGCAGATACGAATAGCTGCCGAGGAAGACCTAGAGACATTCATTTCCCTTGTAGCTCCACAACAAGTTCTAGGGGACTGTCACAAAGAAGTGATACAGTGGTGGACTAGGGAAGATGCAAAGAAGTACCAGCTCCTCTTGTTCCCAAGGGACCACGGTAAGTCTCGCCTAGTAGCTTACCGGGCAGCGTGGGAGCTTACCAAAGACCCTACTATCCGTATCTTGTACATATCAGCCACAGCAAACCTCGCAGAGAAACAACTAGGTTTCATCAAGAATATCCTTACTTCTCCTGTGTACCGCAGGTACTGGCCAGACCACATAGAAAAAGAAGAGGGTAAGCGTTCTAGGTGGACAGCAAGTGAGATATCCCTTGACCACCCTCTGAGACGTCAGGAGAACGTCAGAGACCCATCTATCTTTACCGGTGGTATGACTACCTCCCTTACTGGTCTACACTGTGACATAGCTGTACTGGACGACGTTGTTGTAGCAGAGAACGCCCTTACCAAAGAAGGTAGGGATAAGGTTGAAAGACAGTACTCTCTTCTGTCTTCTATCGAAGGAGCTGACGCTTGTGAGTGGGTTGTAGGTACTAGGTACCACGCTAAAGATTTGTACCAGTCTCTCCTAGACATGCGAGAAACTTTGGTCGACCGAAAAGGAAACATCGAAGGTGAACGTTCTATCTACGAAGTTTTGGAAAGACCCGTTGAAGATATAGGAGATGGCTTTGGAGATTTCCTTTGGCCTCGTCAACAGCGCAAAGATGGTAAGTGGTTTGGGTTTGATGCCAAGGTACTCGCAACTAAAAGAGGTAAGTATCTCGACAGGGCGCAGTTTAAAGCTCAGTACTACAATGACCCCACTGATCCAGAGTCAGTACCTGTAAGGACAGACAAGCTACAGTACTACGAACGTAAGCAGTTAAAACAGGAAGGCGCTTATTGGACTTACCGTGGAGAACGTTTAAATGTTTATGCTGCTATCGACTTCGCTTTCTCTCTAAGGGCAAAAGCAGACTTCACCGCCCTCGTAACAATAGGCGTAGATGCTGACAACAATATCTTTGTACTGGACATTAAAAGGTTTAAAACAGAGAGTATTAGTGAGTACTACAAGGAAATCTTTAACGCCTACATGAAGTGGGAGTTTAAGAAGATCAGAGCAGAAGTTACGGTGGCTCAATCAGCTATCGTGAAACAACTCAAGGATCAAATCAAACAACACGGACTGAAACTTTCTATCGATGAGTTTCGTCCTAACAGAAACCAAGGTAGTAAGAAAGAACGGATAGCTGCCATACTTGAGCCAAGGTATGAGAACCACCAGATGTGGCACTACCGAGGAGGTAACACTCTGTTCCTAGAGGAAGAGCTACAGTCCCGTAACCCAGCACACGATGATATTATTGACGCTCTAGCTAGTGCAGTTGACATCGCTGTGAAACCCGGAAAGAAAGCAAAGTCCTATCGTCAAAACAATGTTGTCTTTGATAGCAGGTTTAGAGCAGGTGCGGCAGCTTGGAGCTAATTGATACATGAGTACTACGGTAGACTTTGACAACCTTATTGACCCAGACCAGATTGCCGTGGAGATCGCGGAGTCGTGGCGTGAGTGGGAGATGCTTCGGTCTTCGTGGACCCAGCGTACTAAGGAGCTTCGTAACTATGTGTTTGCTACGGACACACGAACAACTGGGAATGCTGTACTACCGTGGAGTAATACTACGACTACTCCAAAGCTGACGCAAATTCACGATAACCTACACGCAAACTATGTGGCTACTATCTTTCCCCAAAACCGTTTTGTTAAGTGGTCCCCTCATACTATGGATGCTTCTGTCCAGTCTAAGGTAGAGGCCATTGAATCGTACATGGCAAATGTTGTTGACAACAGTGGCTTCCGTGTAACAGTAGGGCACTTACTGTCTGACTGGATTCTTACAGGAAACTGCTTTGGCTACGTAGACTGGCAAGAAGACATTATTTACAAGGATGACTTTTCTTCGGCTACTGGGTACAAGGGACCGGTACTTCGTCGTATCTCCCCTTACGATATTAACTTCAACCCAACGGCCCCTTCATTTAGAGAAAGCCCTAAGATTGTTCGGTCTATTAAAACAATGGGTGAGTTGGAACGTCTGGTACAAGCCGCTGAAGGTAATGTCTCTGCCAAGGCAGCCTATGAAAAACTTCTAAAGACTCGCGCCCATGTGGCTACTACAGACGTGGGTTACGAGAAAAGCGAAGGTTACATAGCCGATGGCTTTTCCTCTATTCAACAGTACTACGAGAGTGACTACGTTGAAATCTTAACGTTCTACGGGGACTACTACGATAAGTTAGCTGGTGTTTTGTACAAGGACCAGATTATTCAAATAGTGGATCGTGCTTGGGTTATCGACCAGCAGGACAATCCTTCGTGGCTTGGGCGGAGTGCTGTGTCGCATGTATCCTGGAGGCCACGCCCCGACAATCTCTGGGGTATGGGTCCGTTGGATAACCTAGTCGGGATGCAGTATCGCATCGACCACCTTGAAAACCTTAAGGCGGATGTGTTTGACCAGATTGCCTACCCTATTCTAAAAATTCAAGGCGACGTGGAAGACTTTAACTTTCAGCCCGGAGAACGAATTTATATGGGGGACGAGGGTAACGTAGATTATCTCCGTCCTGACACTACGGCCCTTAACGCAGACTTCCAGATACAAGCCCTAGAACAAAAGATGGAAGAGATGGCGGGTGCTCCTAAGCAAGCTATGGGTATTCGGACACCCGGTGAAAAGACAGCCTTTGAAGTACAGTCGTTGCAAAACTCAGCAAGCCGTATCTTTGAACACAAGGCCGGTCACTTTGAACGAGAGTTTCTTGAGCCTGTCCTAGACGATATGCTTGAGCTAGGTCGCCGTAAACTGGATGGTATAGTCGAAGTTGAAAACGAAACAGAAGATAATAAAGGTAGTCTGTTTGAGTTAATCGACTCATCTGATCTTACAGGACAGGGTCGTCTTAAAGCAATAGGTGCTCGTCACTTCGCAGAACGTGCGCGTAGAGTACAGCAAGTGTCTACCCTTCTGCAACTACAAAGTAACCCTGCTATCGCACCCCACCTGTCCGGTAAAGAAATGGCTCGTATGCTGGCCGAAGAGCTTGGTGA